ACGCAGGTTCTTTTCACTTTATGGGGGTCTATGAAGACTCCCTCCACCCCGGCGGTTAACCCGGGGAAACCTTCATTAGCCCAGCCCTAAAAAGGCAAGGCTAAGAGAAGGGAACCGTACCTATATGATACTCGAGATCTGGATTCCGGGGTAAGACATACCCGTTAGTCCAGCTAGAGCCATATACGGCACTCGCTAGGGTCACAGAAGGTGCAAATCGATCCCACCTCACCGTAAGGCGAGGACGGGGTTTATAGCACTTAATGTGCCTGATGCTATGTCTCCAGGTGTATTTCCACCTGGACCTCTCGTCGTGGATGACAATGTCACCGAGGTCTGAAGGACCACGGAGGGCACGGATGTCAGTCGGGATACCTGACAGACATTCATACCATCCATCACGAAGAGAGAGCCAACGGCCTATGTCACCCTGAGAAGAGCGACGTATGCCGTTAGCAAGACCAATGCGATCGGCAGGTTGTTCAGGATCCTTCTTCAAATAGTACGGCCTGACGGCCACACCGTTGAAGAAATCACCGCCACAACTTTCTCGAAACAAACCAGAAGAAAAGGATTTCTTCTTATTAGTCTCGAGACCGCAGAAAGCAAGCATAGCAATCACATCCTCTGAATAAGAGACAGGGAGAATGAGGTCATCGCCAAAAGCGAAGACATCATCCCCGATCCTATCAACGCCAGTGATGGCAGAGATAAGCCCTAAAAATATAAGGGTCTCAAGTTCAAAGGTGAAACCATTACCCATAGAGGAAAATTTCTCGAGGAGGTGATAAGCCCCCTTAAAAAAAGTTTTCTTGGATCTCAGACTATCAAGGACTGAGAACCAGTTATGGGGAAGTAGGAGTTTTACAAGATTCCTACTAATGGTGTCGCTAGCATTTTTAAGGTCTAACGTAGCAAGATGTCCTCTGCGTGAGGACTCACCGGCAAGATGCCGGTGAATATCCTGCCCGTCATTGAGGTTGATACCCCAACGGCGAAGTCGAGTCCTTATCACCTTGCCATAAGCAAGCTGATAGAAGACGTTGATACTGGGCTCCACGGCGATGCCGCGGAACTTAGTAGCGTCTTTCGGTACGGTCATAAACCGATTACCGGGTACAGACTTCGGCACCTTCCCGATGTCGCAGCAGGCCGAAGCCCACAGCGTACCACTCCACGGAACGAGGAATGGCCAAGCATCAGGTGTAAAAGCCGGTTCGTTTGACATTTTATCGGGTATCGTCGTCGACACTCCGCGATCGCTAAAAGTCGAGCCGGGCCCAAAACGACCTTCGATAAGGTCGGGACAGGGCCCTAATAGGTCTGCTATATTTTTACGCGCTCTCCTAAAGAAGGAGTGCAAGCCCGAATTACAGAGGGGATTTGATAAATCCTCGATGATCGGGTATAGCCGTCTATTAGCTCGAAAGCACGACCCTTCGTTGGATATGAACAAACCCTCAGCTACGGCCTTACGGTCGTAAGAAGTGGGAAGAGGTTCATACTTACGAAGAAGCGCCGAGGCACTGGCATCACGCCAGTAAGCTTCAGCACTAAGGTACATGCTCGGATCAGCTTCCAAATTGGCAAGCTGATCCCACTCTCCTGACTTTAGCAGCATCGCTGCTGCTAGAGCCTTCGGAGTAGCGAGTCCCTCAAAAATTTCGAGGGACACCTTCTTCACATAGTGTGAAATCAAGGCAATGCTCCAGTCCGAGAAAGGACTCGATCAGGTCGGCGCGAAGCCGGCTGCGATCGAGGACTTCGAGAGCGAACTTGCGATCAGATTTGCGATCTGAGCAGCGAATTCGTTCACGTCAGCGGCAACAACGTTCTGAGGGACAGCGAAGCTGCCCGAGAACGTCATGTTGGCGCGAACTTCGGTCTGGCCAGTGGCGCTGTTCGTGTAGACACTCGGCATCTTCGCCGAGTAGTCCAAACGACGCGTGTCACCAGCACCATTGGAGCGACTCACGATGGAAAAGACCGGCTTTTGGCCGTTCGTTCCCACCGCGGTGTCACTCCGCCAGGATGCAGGCGACTTGTCACCACCAGAAGCGGAGAGAAGCGTCCAGACGATGTCCGTGGTACCGTCATTTTTCTTGACGGTGATGCTTGCAGCGGTCGGCATATACCGATCTCCTAGCTGACCTAAACCCCTTTGTGGGGACTTAGGAAAGATTGAACTAACAGCGAAATTGCTGTAGCTCCCCGCGCGACCGAGACTGCTTTTGGAAGAGTCACGATAAAGCGCGGACTAACTATCCCTTCGGAACGGCCGACCCGTACAACCATTGCGCTGTTAGCTGCATAGCTATCATCGTCACGGTTGGGCGGCCCGTCAATTCCTTGTACGGTGGAGATAGTAGACTTCTGGAAGTTCGTACCACTAGAATTGACGATCTGGTAACCGAAATCGTCGGTGCAGGCTCCAAGAACCTGACCAACGTTCGCGAACCAATCGACAACAAAAGAAAAAGGTACGGCCTCCCATGCAACAGAAAGGGGATTCACAAACCCCATCTGATTAGCTATGGCGAGATTAGGGTTATCAACGTAGACATGACCTCTCATCCTACAACCGCATATCCACGATCGATGCTGGATATCCGTCTTGTAGTAATAGGGGTCAAGTTGCCTACTATTGTTAGCGTAATCAGAACCATTGACAGCAGCAGAGCCACTAGCCTTCTTACCACCTTTAGAGCTCGCGCTCCCAGGCGGTGGAGAGATAATGTCAATGCTAGCTCCGATGTCCTTGACCAAAGGTTCCCAACCAAAGTGATACTCGAGCCAAGCATCAGAAGCCTGCATAGCACGCTTCTTAATGCGACGCTCGATATTACCTGTGTTAGAAAGACCTAAGGCTTTAGCGACGCCGGCGAAGTCACCCCGTTTCACAGCTTTATAAGCAGTATGTACTGCAGTAACTTTCTGTGTAACAGAGCTGACATTCTGTCCAACCTCAAGGAGATTATTGGCGTTCTGCGCGGAAGCCTTGACAGAGTCTTGGAACTTGGCATAAGCCTGGTTCTGAGCCCTGACAAGATCGGCATCACCCAAATTAACTCCAACAGTGACAACAGTCACATCGGGGGCAGTAGCACCAGGTGTAGATGATTCAAAGCCGAGACGAGTGTGGGAGGTCATAGAGTATTGTAAAGCAGTCACATAAGGTGAATGCTGAATATACCCATTTTGAACTCTCACAAACGTTACACGTCCATTAGAATCATATCTGGTGTTAACCCTCGAACGAGGTATAGGCATAAGTCTCTCCTCGAGACGTTACCGCTAGCTAAGCGGATTATGCCGTGAGTAATGGGTCAGTTTAGCTGACTCAATGACTCGAGCCAGGCAGCAAGGTCTTTTATGACCTCGATGACGAAATACAAGAGCAGCAGTGCTTCTCGTGTTTCCATAATCGACAGCGGTAACGCTGATAGTTGCGGGATTGGCTAAGTTATGCACCTATTCGCAAAATAGGTGACCCCGAGGAGGGGATCGGTAGCATCCGACATAACGGAGGGTTATTAGACCCTAGAAAGGAGGACCGAGAAGGTCCTCC